AGAACGCCATGTGCTCCTCAGGCTCTTGAGCATTACGAGCCTCATAGAACAGATTGATCTCGGGCTTCTCACCACTGAGCTTGATGCCACTATCAAACCACCCCGCAAACACGGAGCCCCCTCGAGCAGAGAGGAATGATTTGTCGTCGGCCCGTTCCTTGCCAGTGTGGTGGGCCAAGATCACAGATACGTTGTTCATCTCCATGAGCATATCTATGCGGTCCATCAGCCTACGGATATCACTGTTGTTGTTCTCCTCGCCATCAAAGAAGTTGATGATGGGGTCAATCATAACGATGTCTGGTTTATGGAAGGCGATCTCATCAGAGAACGCTTGGATATCTGCATCACGCATCAGGTTCTTACGCAGCCGCCCGCTGATAATCAGGTTGTCATAGCCAATCCTCTGCACCTCTGGGTCAGCTGCAAAGCGCCGGTAGTACACCTCAATACGCCGCTTCAGGAACTCTGCAATGATCTCTGCCTGAAACCACATGACCTTCAGAGGGCGACTGAACGGCACCTCCATGAAGTCTGTACCCGTTGTCGCACCTGCAGCAAACGCGCCAAGCCAATTCGATTTACCGATCTTTGGTTTGCCCAGCAGCAGCACTCGACTCTTCTCAAAGATGAAGGCATCACCCCAGTACTGATCAATGGTGCTGGTCTTCAGGTCAGTCCATTCATCGTCGCTGAACGGCTTGAGACCCAGCGGACCTGACGTGACCGTCTCGGGCTCCTGAACATCCTCTTGTCCTTGGATGTACTCCAAGTCCTCTTTGACATCAGTGTTCCAGGTGCTAGTCTTCCAGTCCAATACACCAGCATCCACGTCCTCTGGGTGTCTTTTGATGTGCCCTTCCGCGATAGAGATAGTGGTGCGTGTTGTCTCGAGCAGGTCCAGTGGGGGCTCACAAGTCTGGTTCCAGTCATGCGCCTTGATCAGGATCTCACGCATACCCCAGCCTTCTTTGATCCACTTGCCTACCAATCTAGCCAGTGTGTCGTTGCGACTCCCTTGCGATCGTGGTTCCTCAGTCAACTTCTCCCGCAGGGAGACCACCTTGCCGTCATTGTTAAACGAGAAAACCTTCTGGATATCCTCCTCGGTCAGCAGTGGCAGTTCATCGAAGTCATTGATGAGGAATGAATCATCGTATTGCATACGGTAGTTGTAGGATGGCACCACCATGATGTAGCCGCCCTCGCCCCGGACATCGATCTTGTTTTGACCGACACTGTTACGCACCACACGGTTGGTCGGTGCGCTGTAAAAGAAATGCCTACCCCCTGAGGGGCTGGACTGCGTCATCGGCGTGCTACTGATGTTGCCGTCCTGAATCCACTGAGTGCTTTCATTGGAGTCTGAATCAACGACGACAAAGTTGATGCCTGTGATAGCGGCCCAGTTCGCGTGCGGGTACTGCTTGTGCCACTGGGTGATCTCTTCACGCGACGGCTGTATCTTCTGATAGTTCCGCCAGTTCATGCGTGGTGTTTTGGCCCACTTTCTCCTAAGTTCATCCTCCTCCGCAAAGGGATTTCGGTTTCGGAAATATTGCGGGACCATCTCGCTGGGAGAACCGCAGGGAATGATATGCATCCCCCACTCCCACATCATCAACAACATTTCCTCTTTGGCTTCTGGAGAGATATCCTCCCCAGAATGTTCCTCCAAGAAAAAGGGCATCATCTGTCCTTGCTGACAAGCTCGATCATCATGCGCCCATCTTCAAGGCTGCGAACACTGACCTGGCGGCCCAAAGAAATAGCAGCTGTCCTGATACTGCGATACTTACTGTGCACGGACTGACCTTCATCGTCATCGTCCTCGATCGAAAAGATCGTGCCGTCCTCTAGCTTTTCTAGCAGCCTCTGCCAGCGACCTTTCCCATGAGACCTCTTCGGAGGTAGCTCATCTACGTTCTCGATGGTGATTCCCAAATCCTTTTCTTCGCTTGACATCCTTGCTCCCACGGCTATTGCACGTTCTTTACATGATTTGATTCCGCGATCTTAATTGATTGGATAATTCAAATCCATAATATTTTTTTTACAGAAGTATTGAACGTACCAAAGATGTGTGGCAAATTCGTTTTCGTTGAGAGTAGAGAGTGAAGAGAGGAAGCAATGGATCACGTTGCAGATTTGGCTGTGCAACTACAAGAGTTACAGCAATCAAAGCAAGAACTTGATGTACGCATCAAGAAGCTCGAGCAACAATTGTTGTCAACAGAAGAGCTAGCCCAGCAAAAGTTGCTACTCAGCAACCAGGGTGGTCAAAAATCTCATCGAGGGATTACGACCGAGATCAAACGTAACCACGTTTGGGATCAAGAAGTACTGACCGAAATCCTAGATGGCCTTCAAGCAGAAGATCATCCAGCGTTCATGTCTCAACAAACCACGATCAAGGTTGACTACCGTGCCTTTGAATCTTTCGCTATGGCCAATCCAGAGGATGCCTTGGTGCAAAGACTACATGCCGCGCACTCCATCAAGCTTGGTCCTTTCAAGATCAAAGAGATCAACACTGACAAACTGAAGGAGAACCTATGAGTCTGTTGGATCAAATTGAGAGTCAGCCTAAAAGGACTGATGGGCAACCACCGCCTGTGCGTGTGAATGTCCAAGGCGTGGATGGGATTGGCAAAAGCACCTTTGGTGCGAACGCTCCGAGCCCCATCTTTATACAGGCAGAAGATGGCCTGAAATTTATCGACAACGCGGCACGATTCCCTGTCATTGAGACTTGGAATCAATTGTTACAGCAAGTGAAGACCTTGATCGAGGAGTCTCATGACTATCAGACAGTTGTGATTGACACCACAGATGCAGCCTCCAAGTTTGGAGAGGAGTTTGTGTGTGAGTCCAACGGATGGTCTGGCCCTCAGGATAAGGCTGCAGGGTACGGCGCTTTCTATGTCGCGGAGGAGAATGCATGGCGTAAGCTACTGCAGGGCCTCAACATTTGTTTTGAACAACGTGACATGAACGTCATCCTGTTGAGTCATGTTGGCGACAAGACGATCGTTGACCCTACCGTGGGCGAGTACCACGCATTCCAGATGCGATCGAACAAGAAGGTCAACAGTCTGATCAAGGACTGGGTTGATTTCAATCTGTTCGCGGACTACGACAAGTCAGTCAATGACGGCAAGCCGAAGAGCCACGGTAATCGATTGTTGCATACCAAATATGCAATGGGCTTCGAGGCAAAATCTAGACTCACATTACCCAACCAACTGCCGTTGGAATGGGATTCTTTTTACCAGGCTTACGTCAAAGCTCTGGAACCATCCACTAAAGAAGCTGCATAAGGAGTATAACCATGGGCTTTTTCGATAATAAAATAGACGTTTCTGGTGTTTCAGACACCGTAGGATCTGAGCCACTCCCCCCGGGAGAGTACCTCATGAAGGCGGTTGACTTTGATGACCAAGCGGTGAGCTCCAAAGGCAATGACATGATGACTGTTGATTTCGCCTTCGCGGATTCCCAGTACGCCGATCGTCGCCCGATACGAGACTTCTTCGTGCTGCACAATAAGGTGGCGTTGAGCAAACTCAAGAACTGGCTGCGTGCCTGTGGCGCTCTGCAAGAAGGGGCTGTGGCTGTTGAGCAAGAGCATGTCAATCGTGCCATGGGCCTGACCTTCCACGCGAAGATTACGCAGGAGGAATACAACGGCTACACGAACAACAAGATTGGCTCTTACGGAAAGCAATCTTCTGAGGCAACACCACAGGCATCGAGTGGAGATACCACGCAGCAAGCGACGGCGACTCCTGCAGCTGATGCTTTGAAGAAGGTGGAGTGGAACTAAACTTTAATGGCCAGTGGTCCTTTGGGGTTTTAGACCGTTCCCCTGAAGGACCTCGCCACCACTCCCCTAGCAGTGGGGCCGAAGCTAGGGACTTTTAATGGCCAATGGTCCTTTTCAGGGTGATAGCTCCCCCTGAAGGACCTCACACCACCACTACCCCGGCAGTGGGGCCAAAGCCGGGGACTTTTATTTACCAAGGCAACTATAAGGGTGGAGGCTCGAGCAATGGATAGAGATACCAGCGAGGCAATAGAGTATTTTTTAAAAGATGCCATGCAGGCACTGGACAAACTTAACCCACGCAAGAAGCACGGAAACGTCAGTGTGTTAGTTAACGCGGAGGAAATTGCAAGCATCAAAAGTAATATTTGGTTAGCAGAAACTCTGTTAATCGATGAAGGCGTGATTTATTCGGATCACGCACCACAAAGCAACGAAGAGGTACGAAAGTGAAGAAAGTAGAGAAGATTGAAGAGCTAAAGAAAACTCTGGAACGAGCAAAAAATTGCATGCATCCAGATAACTTTACACTGCCTATGATTAGTGATGCTGCGATAACAGTATCTAGCTACGGGTTCAATGAAGATGACAAGCTCGTTTGCACCATTCCTGTCCCAAACATTACCGGAAAGATTGATTGGCGCACTGAATTGCCTCGAGATAAGTATGTGCGAGGCGAGGGTGATGAGAAGGGCGAGTGGGTTGCTGAAGAAGGTTGGGAGCTACAGCGCGAAGATGAAGAGGGAGAACACTGGGTGCTGCCAGAGCATAAGGTGGGTGACTATATCGTTCCTGAAAGAACATACATCATCGAAACCCGTGAGCAGTATCGAGCAAGGGCAAAGGTAGAATCTGAAAGAAACATATCTAAAATTTTAGAAACAGCTAAGGCTATCAGAGAAATGTATTACGCCTGTGGGGATCTTGTAGATCAAGACGTTGTCGTTGGCGTTACATTCCGGGATATAGATACGTTGTGGAGCGAAACCTGCAAATGACAAAGAAAAATCCGATTGAATTTGAAACTGAGGAGCAGCAGTTTTGCGCTGAAATACTAAAGACGATATGCCTTTCAGTAGAGGAGACGGGCTATAGCATGGAGGTATTTATGGAGGTGTGCTTTATTTTATCGTGCGCCTACTTGATACATGAAAAGGGAGAAGCAGCTGTTATCAACATAGGGGATTGGGTTGTAGATGCTGTTGATGAATTCATGGAAATGGAGGAAAACAGGGAGCCTAAAGTATGGCACTAGTCAATCTTCATCAAGGCGGAAAGGAGCGCCAGGTTCTGATCATTCTTCAGAGGAAAGACATCTCACACTGGGCAAAAAACTATTGGTCCCGTGTTTATTACGACTTGATAAGGGGGGACCATGGAGCTTCGCCATTATCAAGAGGCTGCCATTGAGGCGACCTTTGACTGGCTGCATACACAAAACACGTACCCACTCATTGTGCTGCCTACGGGCAGCGGCAAGACCATTGTCTTCGCCAACATCATTAAAAAGTTGTTCGACCACAATGAGGGGTGCCGTGTTTTAATCTTGGCTCATCGCCAAGAACTGATCACCCAAGCAAGAGACAAGCTGCTATCGGTGTGGCCATGCGCCCCCTGTGGGATTCTTGCTGCAAGCATCAAAGAGTTTGACTCACATGCACCGATCGTCATTGCGAGTCGAGATACAATCGCAAGCCAGAAGCGACTAGACCAAGCGGGGCATTTTGATTACATCATTGTTGATGAGGCCCATCATGTTGGACCTGACAAATCTAGTCGGTATCGAAAGATCTTTGATCACTTTGAGAGTAGTCAGTATGTAGCCCCTAGGATATTTGGCGTGACTGCTACGCCATATCGGATGGGCCAAGGGTTCATCTACGGTCTTGATGATCATTTCTTTGGCGGCATCTCTTACCAAATAGGTATCCCTCAGTTGATCAAGGAAGGGTATCTGTGCCGACTGTCTGCATTTAAGGTGGATGATCAGGCTGTCATTGATGCCTCAACTGCCAGAGTCAAATTCAAGGGTGGTGACTATCGAGAGTCGGATCTCGAGAAACTAGCCATGGAGGATCAAACGATGCTGGCAATCATTGATGACTGGATTGAGAAAGCGTATAGCCAAGGTCGTCTCAGTTCTGTCTTCTTCTGTGTCACCGTAGCGCACGCCAACAAGATGTGCATGTTCCTAAGGCATGCTGGCATTGAGGCGGCTGTGATCACCGCAGAAACACCATCAGAGATACGAGAGAAGATCCTCGAGGACTTTGAGGATGGTGTGATCAACGCGCTGTGTAATGTAGCTGTGCTGACTGAAGGTTGGGATGCACCTCGGACAGACTGTATTGCGCTACTCAGGCCCACCAAATCACTTGGTCTGTATGTCCAGATCTGTGGTCGAGGTATGAGGACCTGGGGGGACAAGGAAAACTGCATGCTCCTTGATTATGGCGAGAACATGGAACGCCATGGTTGTATTGATAGGGCAAAGCCAAGTCG